CAAAATACCCCCACAATGACACGCCACCGCATCCGACTAACCCCACAGGACGAGGCTTTTTGCCAAGCCGTGCTACGCGAGCGCACGCCCGCTGCGGCCTACCTGAGCGTATACAGCGACCCCGCGGGCACACGACGGGCGCCAGGTTGGGCTCACCGGATGGCCTATGCCAAGCTGGCACGGACGAACATTGCCGCCCGCATCAAAGAGTTGCGCGAGCAACTGGGCCGCGAGGTGGTCATTGAAATGGCCGAAGTGATGCGCGAATGGCTGGACATAGTGCGGGCCGACCCGAACGATCTGATAAGCCATCAGCGCCGTGCGTGCCGTCATTGCTGGGGGGCTGGCCACGGATACCAATGGTTGCACGAACGGGAGTTCGCGGAGGCCCTGGCGGACGCCATGGACCACAACGCATTGCGCCGGATGCGCAAACAGGCCGACCGGGAATTGCCTAGCCGACACGGCGGGATGGGGTTCGACCGGACCAAACCGCCCGCAATTAACTGCCCGGTGTGTCACGGGGAGGGTGTACCGCATGTGCACGTGGCCGACACCACCAAATTGACCGGCCCGGCCGCCAAACTGTACGCCGGCATCAAAGTCGGCAAAGACGGGAAAATTGAAGTGTTGATGCGTAATCAGGATATGGCGCTGCAGTGCATCGCCAAGGCGTTGGGCATGTTTGCCGACAAGGCGCCGAAAGACCCGGGCGCGGGGCTGGATCTGAACGAATTGCAAAAATTGTTGCCGAATTAGCGTTATTAATGGTACGCTTGGGCTTTTACAACTGGAGCGAACGATATGACCGACCCCACCGAATTGATACGGATCGCGCGGGCGTTAGCAACCGCATACCCTGCGCATGATTCGCGCGACACATTGAACGCCGCAGCCGATGCGCTGGAGGGGTTGTCGACGCCCGACCCCAATCCCGACCGCACCGCCAAACTTGCCACCCTGGCAGCCTATGAAGCCCCGCCAATGGCAACCGACGCGGACGGCTTTATTTGCGAAATGGCGTTGCAGCACGGCGCGGAAATGCTGAACGATGACGGCACCGTATACGCTTTCACGCAGGAGCAATTATTGGCGTACACCAAGGCGAACCGGGGGCCGGCGCAACCTATCGACATGCTGTTGTTCTGCCCGAATTGCGGTAGGCAGCACATTGACGCGCCAGAGGAACACTGGGACCGGACGTATGTCTATTCGTGGGAAAACCCACCCCACCGTTCGCACCTCTGCCACCATTGCGCCCATATTTGGCGCCCGGCCGATGTGCCGACCAATGGCGTGCAGGCGATCACGACGCGCGGCAAGGCGGATAGTGTGGCGGTGTTGCCCGTGCGCACTGGAATGCTGTTTGGCCCGCGTGAGGCGGTGGAACATCAGGAGTTGCAGGAACGGGCAGACCGCCAGGCCACCGAAATCAATCACTTGCGCAACGTCATCCAAGCGGCATGCACCGGTGGCACGGGTGCCATGATAAAGCGCTGGGTGGAACTGTTCCCCGACGCCCCGGTGCCAACTGTGCATCATTGGTCTGGCCCAGCACGACCGCCTATCGACCCAGCGGGCGAACCCAAAATTGAAATGACGCTGGTAGAACGCGAAGCCGTTAAATTGCTAAACAGTCTCAAAGCCGCAGCGGATGGCGGAATGCTCCAATTGTCCGAAGGCGTGCAAATGCAAATTGACGTTATTTTGATGACGGCCAGCCAACGACGCGTGGGGGTCGCATGATGTGGCACTGCAACGTCTGCGGCTATCAGGGCAACACCGGCCCGGTGCACCTACACCCACGCTTGCGGGTTGGGGAACTGTGCCGTTTTCAAGCCGACCGAGTGGTGGCCCTATGAACCGATACACCTTCCGCGCCGAATGCGTGGCCGATGTCCTGGCGTTTTTAACGGCGCTTAGTCAGTCTCACGGGGTGCGAGAATTTATCGCTTTCCAAGTGGGCAATTTTCCAGACCGCGAATGCAGCGTTGAAACGCGCGCCACGTTGTTGGATGCGGTTCGCGTTGCCGATACGTGTGACGATTGCCACCGTATTGCCGAAACCTTGACCCTGGTTCCGCAATGAAAAAACCCCACGCCCCCGACATCCGCCGCACCCTGGTGGAAAACCCCGACGGCCTGACCGTTGCGCGCATACACAAGCGGTTACCCCATATCACCCACGCCGAAACAGTGCGCAACGCGCTGGAGCGTATGCCAGACGCCTACATTGACCGGTGGAGTACGCCCGTGCGCGGACAATACCAAGCCGTTTGGCGCGTTGTTGTGCCCCCGAAACATTGCCCGTATCCTACGGACCGATTTACACCTGAAACACGATGGGTGCAACCATGACACAGCGCGAAGAATTTGAAGCGTGGGCGAAATCGCTCCCGTTTGAGGATAATTTTGACTACCCGATTGACACAAGACGGGCGGACGAGTTTGGGCCGGGCGACAAGTTGACCTATTGCGAGCGCAACACGCGCAAGCTGTGGCTTGCTTGGCAGGCCGCCCAAGCCGCCAAACCGCACCCAGAGCCTGGCAAATTGCTGGAATTGGCCGACCGTATCGACCACGAGAAACTGTGGGCACGGCCTGGCGTGGATCGTGTCGACAAGATGACGCCCGAACAACTGGACCGGCTGGACGCGGGGGTGGCTTTACGCCGTTACGCCGATTTGCTTGGGTCAAACGACTGGCGCATTTATCCGCCCAAGCCGAGCATTAGCTACCGTGGGCCGACATTGGATGCGGTGGTGGCGATGGTCACGCGGACGGAGAACAGGAGGGCGAACCGCGGGCGTGCTTAATTTGTTCGCCCCTGCCCTTTGGGTGTGCTATTTGGCGCACCGTTGGTGTAGGATTGCCCGTGTGCACATCCGGCGGTCATTTCGCGCATGGCGGGGTTACATGGGTCCTCGTTAAGTTCCACAAACATCCGTGCGGCATTGTTTCCCGGCTGGTGCGCTATTATTCGGGTATCGCTCTGCAAAGGACACCGCCATGGCCGCACTCACTACCACGCTTGAAGAAGTATTTACGCCCGCCGTTGGCGTTTTTGCGGTGCAATGCACTGTTGGATTGGCCCGTTTGGAGCGCCGAAACGTAACCGGCGCAGCGTGGGCGCCGGTTGGTGACCTGGCAGCGGGCCAAGCGGCCGACGTTGACAACTCCGTGGCGGACATGGAATATCGGTTTGTTGCGCGCGAACCGTTTGGCGATACGTCCACCCCCGTTATTCGCGCCGACCAATGACCGGAATTCGCACCCCGATGCGGGGCATTATGCGCACCCCGATGCGGTCTGCGATGGTGTTGGCGCTGTTGTCCATTTACACCGGTATAACGCCGGTTGTGACGGCCAGCGCAACAACGGGACCGGCCCCGCTCGGGGTTTTTGTCAACGCTACCGCCACAACTGCCGGTTACACGTCCGAACCGTGGCGCGATCTGCTGTATGGGCACGACTCGGGCGACACGGCGGCTGGAAATTACACGTCGGGCACGCGTGCGGGAGCGAGCAAGCGTAAGTGTGTCGGCGGCCCGGTGTTCGGGTATGTATACGAAACGCCAGGAAGTTTCACCTACAAATGCCCGATATGGGACGGCACGGGTACTGTGTCACGGTCTATTTCCATATTGGTGCAAGACCCGAACGTGGTTTTCAGCGGGACCGCTACGGTCTGTTGCTCCACCACCGGCAATTTCACAGGGGCGCCGGCTGGTGCACGTTTGGAAACGGTAGCCAACTTGGCGGCGGCTTTCGCCTTCATTGGCTCCAATACTCGGGTGATGATCCAGGCTGCGGACACGTGGACAACCACCACGCGCAACGACCTGACCGGCACCAAGGACAATTGGCAGTTCACATCGTTCAACGGTCGGGCCAAGATCACGCAGACACAAGCTGTGTTTGGCTTGTGGTGGGCGGCGTCCACGGTTACACGCGGGTGCATTCACTATCTGGAGATTGACGGTGCAAGCGTTGGCGATACCTTCTTTGGCGTTGCCACGGCAACCGACGTATCCGGCATCACGCTGCACGACATCACCGGCTATGACATTGGCGGGGTAATCGGTATTTCCGGCACAGGTCGCGTACGCAATTTCTTTGCGCACAAACTGAACATCGACCGCGTGAAGGGTGGCGCAGGCCACGTTGGCATTTTCTTACAGGCGAACAATGCGGCGATTATCGATTGCGACATAGATGACGCCACGTCCGCCGAGCATAACGTGCGGTTCCAGTATTACAACGGGTTGTTCATTCACGGAAATAACATCCGCAACCCCGCAGCCACAAAGCATGCCGTAACGCTACGGGCTACGAACTGGACAACCCCCACGGTTGTGGGCTTGCCTGCAAATTCCTATTCGGAATACGGCGTTATTTCCGACAATAATTTTGCGTCCAACACCGCGCAAATCTGCACCAACACACCGCAAGGTGTGTCGAACAACGAGCAGTGCCGCAACACCATATGGGAGCGCAATTACTACGTTACTTCCAACACTGGCAGCAATACAGCATTGACCGTAACGGGTCACAACATCATTTCGCGCAATGAGGTGTTCAACTGCACGGGCGGGGGCAACAACCCTGGAGGCATGGCTATCGCCCGCAACGAGACGTTCATTTCTACCGGCATTCAATTGTGGAACCCGACGCTTTACCGTTTGGGGAACCACAACGGCATGACCTTAATGAGCGTTACAGATTCGATTGCGCTTGGCCCCCCTACTGGCACCGTGGTTAGGGGTGGTCTGATTTACTCGCCGGGCACCGGGACGGTCACGCCCGTTAACCTGAACGGCGGCGCTGCCACGGTGACGAACACCAACACGACAACGGGCGCGAATGCCAAGACTGTTAACCCGTTGTTTGTTGGTCCGTTGACCGGCATTGCAGGTTTCGCGCTTGGCCCGGGCAGTCCGTACGCCACGAACGCCGCGCTTGAGCGCAACTACTCCGACGCGCTTGACAGGATACGGGGCACGAACGGCGGGGCGCACATGCTGGCGAGCGATACCACGTCGGCATGGGCGCTGTTCGGACCGTGACGTGATTACCGCCCAGACCAAGCGGGAAATGGCCCGCTGGTACAAGCTAAAGCCCCACGCCGTGCAGTTGGCTCTGGTGGAAGCCGTCGGGGCGGGCGTACTGTACCCGCTGGTTCCGGCGGGCCGCCGGTCGGGCAAAACCGAGCGCTTTAAACGGTTTCTTGCCAAGCAAGCCATGCGCGTGGTCGGGCAGTATTTTGCCGCTGCGCCCACGCACGATCAAGCCAAAAAAATATTCTGGGCCGACCTGTGCGCCTTGTGTTTGTCGTCCCTACAGCGTCGGGCGCCCAACATTTCCGAGCGCATCATTTACTTGGACAACGGTTCCGAAATCCACGTGATCGGGCTGGACAAGCCGCAGCGTATTGAGGGCATCCCATGGAAGGGCGGCGGCATTGACGAATTTGCGGACATCAAGGCCGATGCATGGGAAGCGAATATTCTGCCGGCGTTAAACACCGTCAACCCGTTGGACCCGGATTACCGCGCGTGGTGCTGGTTGTTGGGCGTACCGGACGGCCTGAACCACTATTACGACCTGTGCCAAAAGGCCGAGTTGGGCCAGGATCCACGGTTCAAGGTGTTTCACTGGAAAAGCGCGGAGATTCTGCCGCCCGACGTGATCGCGGCCATGAAACGGGCCATGAGTGCCCGCCAGTTCCGCCAGGAGTTTGAGGCCGAATTTGCCAACGCCACGGGTCGTATCTATGAGGATTACGGACTCGAAAACACGTGCAATACGATCATCCTCCCGCATGAACAACTGTTATGGATGCACGACCAGAATTTCACCCCACTATCTAGCGCCGTGGGCGTGAAGCGTGGCGAATCGCTCTACCTGTTGGACGAAATTGTGCTGGAGTCGGCAATCTCCAAACAGTCCGCAATCGAGTTCGTGGAGAAATACAAAAACCACCAGAACCGCACGGTGGAACTGTTTGGCGACCCTGCCGGCCGGGCCGGTGAAAAGCACGGCCACGCCAGCGACTACACCGACATAGAGGGCGTGTTGCGCGCGAATGGGTGGGTTGTTGACCGACGGGTAAAGCCTGCCGCCCCGGCCATCAAGGACCGCCAAAACGCCGTCCGCGCCAAGATCCAGACTGCGGACGGCCACCGGTCGTTATTTGTCAATGCGGTTACCGCCCCGTGGTGCCACAAGGGCCTCGCCACGGTGCAACT